TATAGATAAGGGCGATACCAATCTGGTAGTAGATGTGGCCAGAGCGGTTTTAGGCTTAGAGCAGTTAGATGCTCTAAAGGAACACATCAAAGCTGAGAAAGGGAGGGTTTCCATCTCTGATATGGTGGCAGCCCTGGAAGAGATTTTCGAGGCCTGCTCAGCAAAAAACTGATTGCCCTTGCCGGCATGATAGAGAAGGATGAGGATTCACTGATTTGTGACTTCGCCGAGACCTATCATATTTATGACTATAGGTCGTTACCAGCTAAGTTGGCAGCGACCTTAGCCGCCGGTTTAAGGGATACATCGAGAATAGCAATGAACACAACGGAGGCAAAAGCCTCCACAACTAATACGATACTTGCCATCATAGCGGACCATCTATCAGCGATACGAGGTGGATTATTCGGTGAGAAGCTTCCGTCAGTATTTGATGCAATTTATCAGATAGAGCATGAAGATGCGAATAAAGTCGAATCGTTCGACTCTGGGGATGATTTCGTGCGAAGGTGGCAGGAATTGAATGAGGAATAAATATGGAACTTGGAAAAGCGTACATACAAGTTATTCCTTCAACCAAAGGAATCAAAGGACAATTAACCAACGACCTGACTGGAGCAACAACAGCAGCCGCCAGCAAGTCTGGTAAAGGGTTTGCTGCAGGATTTGGCAAGATGGCCGTTAAGACCATGGGGGTTATCGGTATCGGTGCGTCGGTGGGCGAGATCTTCACTAAAGGCTGGTCGAGAATGACAGCCATAGACGAAGCAAAAGCGAAGCTGACAGCACTCGGTCACAGCGCCGAGGAAGTCACGGCTATATCCGAGAACGCAAACGCAGCCGTTAAAGGCACCGCATACGGAATGGATGCAGCCATGAGTGCAGCCGCTTCAGCAACGGCAGCAGGAATTGCTCCGGGCAAAGAACTGACAAGGTACTTAACGCTCATGGGCGACGCCGCTGCAGTAGCCGGTGTTGATATGAATGAAATGGGTTCAATATTCAACAAGGTGGCTGCCAACGGCAAAGTGACAACTGAAGAGATGAACCAGCTCGCTGACAGGGGCATTCCTATTTGGCAGCTATTGGCTAAAGAAACAGGCAAGTCAATAGAAGAGCTCAGGAGTGACATATCCAGCGGTAAGGTCGATATCAATGACTTCCAGAACGCAATCGAAGCAGGCATGGGTGGAGCAGCCAAGACTATCGGATCCACGACAATTAAAGGTGCTATAGCCAACATAGGCGCATCTATATCGAGAATGGGTGCGAACTTCCTGGGCGCAGCTGATGACGGAAACTCCTTCGCAGGTAAGTTGTTGCCGTTGTTCAATAACCTGATGGGCTTTATGGGTAAGATTGAAGCCGGTGCGGCAGTGCTTGGTCAAGCAGTTGGAGCTATCCTGGGACCGCTTATGGACGGACTTGGACAAGTGTTCAACGAGGTCAGTGCCGGATCCGGGTCATTAGCACCACTGAAGACTGCAATAATTCAGATCGCATCTGTAGTTGGAAGAATGATTTCCACACTTATGCCTATAGTGATATCCAATATCAGGACCATCATGAAGGTAATCAGACCGATTGCCACTGTAGTCGCTGCTGTTGTATCCGTGGTGGTGTCGCACCTTAATAGGGTTATAACCAAGGTACAGTCGGCAAAAGATAAGATTAAGGCTGCTGTTGACAAGATCAAGTCAATATTTAAGAGCTTCAAGGCGAAGCTGAACATTAAGATTCCGATTATCCGAATTAGTGGCGGTAAAGCTCCATGGGGCATCGGCGGTAAAGGTAAGTTACCTTCGTTCCACGTGAGGTGGGCGGCTCAGGGCGGTATCGTTGACGGAGCCACATTAGTCGGAGCCGGCGAAAAAGGTGCAGAAGCGATTGTCCCTCTGGATCCATTCTGGAAGAGATTGGATGAACATGGCGCAATCGACTATAACATGCTGGCAAGCGTGCTGATCGATGTACTGTCGAGCGTAGATCGAACGAACGTCATGATGATTGACGGCAAGGTCGCTGCACGTTCAACAGCTCCGTATATGAAAAAGGAAATCAACACTCTCGATAACAGGGCGAACAGAGCGCTCGGAATAGTAGGGGTATAAATTATGACGATAGAACGAAACGATCTGTCATTAGATGCCGTTAAGATTAATGGCGATTATATCGAAGATCTTGTATCTGGATATAAGACCATTAAGGCCGTTGGCCGAGAGCTCGTTGACAGGGAGATAACAACAACTGACCGTCCGGGTGATGGTTCATTGCTCAGGAAGACCAGATATACTGAGAGAGAGATAAACGTGGAGTTTGTGCTCCAGAAGAGCTCGTTGGGCGAAATGAGAGAATACATGGAAAAGCTTAAAGCTGCTCTCAATGTTCAGGCAGCTGAAATCATCTTCAACGGAGACTCAGATTATTACTTTATCGGGACACCTGAGTTTGACAATTCGCTAACTGAAGCGAAAAATGGCATTATTGGCAATTTCATTATCCGTTGTTCAGATCCGTGTAAGTATTCAGTCGCAGAAAAGACAGCCACTGCCTCTAACAAGACATTTACCGTAACATACAACGGAACGTATAAGACGTATCCAATACTGGTGGCCGAGTTTCCTGCAACGCTCAACAGTAGCGGAGTCAATACGAATACAAGTGAATGCGGATATATAGGGTACGCCAACCAGCGTGAGAACGTGCTGCAGTTTGGAGATCCTGAAGAGGAAGATCTCGGCGATATTGAATATCCAGCAACAATCGCTCACGACCAGCCGGCTTTTAAGGCAACGACAGGGTGGTCAAGTAATAGCTCAGCAGTCTTATCCGGAACACAGGTTGGTACTGTTGCGGCCAACTCTTCTGATTACTATCTGTATCCAAGTGTATATGGCACAGACAACTCCGGGAATCACGGCCCTGCACTCTCAAAGGTGATTACAGGTGAATCATCTCCAATCGGAACGGACTTCAATTTCAACTGGAAGCAATTATTCAAAGCTACTGCTGATAATCAGTTTGGCGGAGCTGAAATAATACTGTGGCACAACGACAACGGTACCAGAACTATGGTCGGAGCGGTCCAGATGCTTAAGACGGCCAAGGGCAGGAAGTGCAATGTCAATCTGTTCTGCGGATCCACAACTAAAGGTAAAAGTTGGACAGGTGTTAAGTGCGACAAGATTAGTTCATGCTCAATGAATAAAGTCGGGTCGCAGATCACTTTCAAAGTGGCGGGGAAGAGTACGTCATTAACTAACGATAATATCGAAACGCTGCTTGCCAACGAGATCACTTTCCACTTTATCCAAGTCAAATCCAAAACAGCTATGAATGCTAATTATATATATTCATGCCAGCTCCAGCGACTGCCGTTTGAGGCTGAGGGTAATGTAGCCAACACCTTTATGCCGGGACAGGTCCTGACAGTTAATACCCAGAACGCAGAAGTTTATCTGGACGAAGGCAGCGCAACAGTGGCTAATCCTTCTTTAGGAGCGCTGGGAAATGACTGGGAAGACTTTTATCTTGTCCCTGGTGTAAACGTGATCAAGGTTGACTACTCCACGTTTACGACAACTCCACCTAACTTCACACTTAAATACAGAGAGCGGTTCATATGATTGTTTATTTTGCTGACAGACAACTTAATATACTCGGCACCGCTTCGACCGGACTCCCAGACGGAATTGCCATCTTATCGGATGAAAAAAACGAGGAACTGGAGAGTGGTGTCAGAACATTTACTGTCGTATTCGCATATGACGATGCGACGAGAGAACTTATAACACAGAATGTCGCCGTCGGTAATTTCCTTCTCAGGAGTGCCGACGACGAAAATGAGTTCTATACAATAATCACTACAGAACACGACACCGATGATCAGACAGTCCAGGCATATTGCGAGGATGCTGGTCTTGATCTACTTAATACTATTGCCCCAGCATTTGAAAATGCAGATTCAGATTCGCATGACGTGGAATGGTACATCAACAAGTATCTGCCTGCAGGCTGGACGATAGGAACTAACGAGCTGTCTGGGACTCAGGTATTGTCCTGGGACGGTGAGAGCACGGTCACAGAGCGGCTGCTTTCAATCGCAAACAGTTTCGGAGGCGAGCTGGATTATTCATATGAGATAGAAGGGCTGAATGTCACAGAACGCAAAATCAACTTATATGCACACCGTGGATCCTCAACAGTTACTCACCAGCTTCGGCTTGGCTATGACATATCGAGAATAAACATCAATAAAAGCGTCGAGAACCTTGCAACGGCATACTCAGTTAAAGGCGGAACACCTAAAGGGAAATCTAAGCCGATTGATTTGAGCGGATGTAATTATTCCTCCGACGGAACAACGACGCATACTCCTGCGGATCCAGACGACCCTTACCAGATAGTTGGTAAGCAGGTGCGCTGTATCCCGGCAATGGCTAAATGGGCATCCAAGCTGGATAGTGACGGTCTTATTCTCCGTGAGTATTCGTATGATACGACTAACAAGAAAGAACTGTTCTCACATTCCGTAGCTGAGCTTTGCAAGGTCGTTGATGAGGAAACCACGTATGACATAGACTTTATCGATTTTCCTCCTGACGCAAGAGTAGGAGATAGAATCAATGTTGTCGATGATAAGGATGAGCTCTATCTTGAAGGACGTATTTTGAAGCTCCAGAAGTCAGTTGTTTCGGGCGAGACAAAAGTTACCCTGGGCGAATGGGTGATTAAAAGCTCCGGTATATCAGATAGACTGTTAGCTATAGCAGATGAGTTGCGCAGAAATATGCTGGATGCAGTCACTATTAGCGTTATAAGCTCCAACGGCTTGATATTCAACAACACAGCGATCTCGACCACGCTGACCGCAACAGTCAGGTATGGAGATGAAGTAATCACTAACCAGACAAGGCTGGAAGAAGTCTTTGGAGACGAAGTTTTGATCAAGTGGTATCACAACGGCTCCCTGGCCGGCACTGGTTTCACCTACAGCATAAGCTCAGCAAATGCGAATGAGAGCATTATCGCAAGACTGGAGGACTAAATGACAGTTAGAGCGGAAACACAAATAGACCTGTCAAGAGTAGATGACGGCTCACAGGGTGCAGATGGAGCCACATTCACTCCGTCAGTAAATGCCGATGGCGACATATCATGGACGAACGATGGCGGTAAAGTCAATCCACCTACGCAGAACATAATGGGACCCGAAGGACCTGCCGGTCAGGACGGACAGGACGGCAAAACTGCGTATGAGTCAGCGGTAGATGGTGGGTACACAGGCACAGAAGCAGAATTTAATTCTGATTTATCACAAGTTTCGGACGTTACGCAACACTTCTGGTATGACAATGCCGGCGCACACGTCACAGAAATTGATCAAGATGATTTTATTGCTGATCCAGACAACGGCGGCGGAAACCTTCTTGCAACATCAACTTCGTTGAAGCTTCGTGATGGAGTAATCGT